AGCTGCCTTTAGAGTATTGACTTTAAAATTAGGTAAGGCAAAAGTGCCTTTGATTATTACTAATCATACATATGATGTTATTGGTTCTATGTTCCCACAAAAAGAAATGGGTGGTGGATCAGGATTGAAATATGCAGCGTCATCAATCGTATATCTATCTAAAAGAAAAGAGAAAGATGGTACAGAAGTTATTGGTAATATAATACATTGTAAGAATTATAAATCAAGATTAACTAAAGAAAACAAAGTTGTAGATGTTAGATTAACCTACAGCAAAGGTTTAGATAGATACTACGGTCTACTAGACTTGGCTTTAAAACATAATATATTTAAACAAGTTTCTACTAGGATTGAATTACCAGACGGAACAAAAACATTTGGTAAAACTATTAATAATGACCCTAAAAAATATTTCACTAAAGAGATACTAGAACAATTAGATGGAGTGTGTAGCAAAGAGTTTAAATATGGAGATGGAGTTGAAGTCGATACCGAAACCTCACAAGACGACTAACCCTAAACATAGGGAAGATTATGTGTTTGTAGAAAAACCTGGACAGGATTTTACAGCACTTAAACTTATTAGTGGTCCATTTTCATCAATAGTTTATAAGTACGGCGCCGTTGGGATCAGACCTGAGTCTGAAAAAAGACCTGATGGTACTTTGCCTATGCAATTTGACTATACTATTATAGAGAATAATATTGAAGCAGATTGTGATAGTCAAGAATTTATTAACCATGTCGGCGATATACTTGTTGTGTTGCTTGATGAAAAACTAAAAGAAGATAAACTAAATGCCAAGAATTGAACAAACAACTTTAAGTAATTTAATACATAACGAAGAATATACTAGAAAAGTTTTACCTTTTATCAAAGAAGAATACTTTGCTGATAGACTAGAAGGATTATTATTCTCTGAGATATATCGTTTTGTTGACAAGTATAATAATCTACCAACAAAAGAATCTTTATCTATCGAAATGAACTCTAATAAGAGCGTCAATGAAGATGAATACAAAAAGATAACAGATATATTATCCACATTAAATAAAGAGCCAGTAAATTTAGAATGGCTATTAGAAACCACAGAAAAGTTTTGTAAAGATCGTGCCATACACAATGCGATACTTGGTGGTATTCAAATACTTGATGGCAAAGATAAAAAACATACCCCAGAATATCTACCTGAATTATTATCAGGTGCATTAGGTGTATCGTTTGACCAGAAAGTTGGGCATGATTATCTATTAGACTCAGAAGAAAGATATAATTTCTATAAGAAAAAAGAAGAAAGACTTGAATTAGATTTAGATTTCTTTAACAAAATTACAAGAGGTGGTATACCAAGTAAGACTTTGAATATTTGTCTTGCAGGTACCGGTGTAGGTAAGACAATGTTTATGACACACCTTGCTTCATCTATATTATTACAAGGCAAGAATGTATTATACATTACTATGGAAATGGCAGAAGAAAGAATTGCTGAAAGAATAGATGCTAATCTATTAAATGTTGGCATGAGTGATCTTGAAGAATTACCATACTCAATGTATGAAACAAAGATAAACAAATTACAAAGCAAGACGACAGGTAAGTTAATTATCAAAGAATATCCTACTGCGTCTGCTCATACAGGTCACTTCAAGAATCTATTGAGTGAGTTGTCTATGAAGAAATCATTTAAACCAGATATCATATTTGTTGATTATCTAAACATATGTTCTAGTGCTAGATTTAAGGCAGGTGCAAGTGTTAATAGTTATACTTACATTAAATCAATTGCTGAAGAATTAAGAGGTCTTGCAGTTGAGAATGATGTGCCTATATTCTCTGCTACACAAACTACAAGAGGTGGTTTTGTAAGTAGTGATGTAGGATTAGAAGATACATCTGAGAGTTTTGGTCTTCCTGCAACAGCAGACTTTATGTTTGCTTTGATTAGTAGTGAAGAACTAGAAGAAAAAAATCAGATAATGGTTAAACAATTAAAGAATAGATATAATGATCCAACGATCAATAGAAAGTTTATTCTTGGTGTTGATAGATCAAAGATGAGATTCTATGATGTAGAACAATCAGCACAAACAAATTTAGTTGAAAGTGGTCAAACACCTACGACTGATAATAAATTCGGGAAGAAATTAGGTCAATTCTCGGACTTTAAAATATAAGACCTAACTAAAAAGGAAAAACAATGGCTACAGGAAAAGTAAAATGGTTTGACGCAAAAAAAGGATTCGGATTTATAACACCAGATGATGGTGGTAAAGACGCTTTTTTACACGTTTCAGCATTACAAGCTGCAAGTATCGAAACAATAAATGACGGACAAGCAGTAACATACGAAATAACAGAACAGCGTGGTAAAGAAGCTGCTTCTGAAATACAACTAGCATAAGGAGAAAACAATGGCAATAACAATTGATGGTAAGTCATATGACGAAACTAAACTAGACGAAAAGTGTAAAAACGCTATCGTACAGGTCAATTCATTACAAGGAAAACTAAGACAGTTATCAGCAGAATTTGATAATGTAAAAGTTTTAATTAAACACCACAGCGAATACTTAACAAGTAATCTACCTGCAAGTGCTTTAGTAGAAGAACCTACTAAAGATGGTGAGCCTGCTGAAGAACCTAAAGTATAGTATGAGAAAACAGAAAAGCAGCAATAGGACTCGAACTTTTCCTGGTGATAGAAAACCAGGAAGGTCTGTATCAAAAGATAAGATGTCTTATGAAGTAAAATTGAGTAAGTATAAAGGACAAATGCGATGGATGGTTATTGAAAGACCTACCGGCAGTATTCTTTGTGCTTCAACTTTTGAAGACAAGGCTAGAGAACTAGCTGCTTTTCACAATAAACACAAACTCTGGGTGCCACAAGGCGGAGTTGTTAAGTTTCTGACCATGGGCAGAATATAATGGGGGCGTAGCTCAGTTGGTTAGAGTGCCTGCCTGTCACGCAGGATGTCGAGGGTTCGAGTCCCTTCGCTCCCGCCATATATTTGCTTGACTTTCTATTCATATTACTATATAAATAGTGGTATGCCTAATATTAATAATATATCTATTTCAGAAGCAGAATTTACTGGTATGCAGGAGAGAGCAACTGCGTTTATACTAGAACGAGCCTTTAAAGATAATAAAAGATTTAATAGTGTTGAAGATATTATAAAGGATAAAACAACAAAATCTGGTCTTGAAAAAATATTTAGAACAGGCAATAAACAAATTTTTAAATTTAATCTTCCTGTTCAATCAAAAACACCTGAAGATACATGGATTACTACTTTTTATTTACAACAAAAACGTTTACTAAGAGAATTTTCTGGTGCTAATTTTACAGTATTTAACCGTGATGGTGGGTTTATGAAATTCATATCAGATTTGATTAAATCTAAATTTGGAATATCAAGAAAAGACGCATGGAACCCTGCTGATATATTTTTAATAAAACAAGCAAATGTCTTTAAAGAAAAGATAAAAAAAGAACTTGAAGGACCTAGTGGCACTCAAACAATAAAAGAATTGAATGCTATAATGAGGTCTATGTTTGAGAAAAGAGAAGTGGTGGGTATTTCTTTAAAAAAGATATCAGGTAAACAGGCACTATATGAAGAAATTAATGTCAATAATGATTTTTATAAAAAATTAGAACAAAAATCAGGTGATTATAGTTTAAAACTAGGTAAGATAATTTTAAAATTAGATTTAGATAAAAATAAATTTAGAACAAAAGATTCTAATATTTTTTTATTTGATGGTGATGGTAAAGAAATCGCAAAATATCAATTAAAAGGTAACACAACTTCCAGACTTTCAAATTTAGTATTTGAACCAGTAGAAAAAGCTGCAGGTTCGGCTAGATTAGGTAAAGCACCTTTACAGTTAGTGGCAAAACTTGCTGCATTTTACGACAAAAGTATGTACAATGAAACAACTAAAAATAATGCAAACTATCCCCAAGATATCAAACAGTTTTTAAAAAGACAAAAAGAATATGAAAAAATGTATGATAGATTATCTAAAAATCCACTAGTTAAAGAAATGGGTGTTAGGTCTAAAGTAGAATTTTTAAATAATTTTCAAAAGGCATTTAGCGGCCCAGAACCTTGGATTGCTAATATTAAATTAATGCAAATTTATTTTATAGATAAAGTTTTACAATTATCTAAAGACAAAAGAAATGAGTTTTTAACTGATTTGTTATTTGTATCACAGAAAAAAGGTGATAAAGTATTTGATTTTGGACCATTTGGAAAACTATACTAGTAACCTCTTGGTTGTTCATGTTTTGTTCTCATATAAGGACTTGACTTTTAGTTCAAAATGTGATATAATATAAATATAAGAAACAATTGAGTTATATGGAAAATGTGATTATAGTAATGGAAACAATGAAAGAGGACAATGTTTATTTATCTTACTAATAATTTAATAAATGGTAAAAAGTATATAGGTGTATGCACAAGGAATAGTGAATCTTACTTAGGAAGTGGAACACTATTAAAGGCAGCTATAAAAAAATACGGAAGACAAAATTTCAAAAGAACAATATTAGAACATTGTTCCAGTCCTAAAGAAACATATAGCAAAGAAATATACTATATCCAAAAATATAACGCTGTAAAATCTGATGAGTTTTATAACTTATCGTATGGTGGTAACGGTGGTAATTCCGAAACTCAAAAAGAATACTGGTCTAACATAGAAGATAACACGGTTGCCAGAAATTGGAGCAGAGTTCCAACTTATAGTATGTTAGGTAAAAAACATAGTGATAAAACTAAAAGACTTATAGGTTCTAAAAGTGTGAATAGAAATTGGGGTAGAAAAACTCCAGTTACAGGACACAATAATCCTAGAGCAAAAGAATGTTATGTTAATAACAAATATTATCAATGCTTAAAATATTTTTGGAATGAAAATCAAGATATACCATATTCATCATTAAAAGGTGCTGCTAGTGGCAACGGTTACCTTAAAAAATACAATTTAACAGTTATGTATAAAGATACATTAAAAATAGAAAGGTCAGGTGCTCCGAATGTTTAGTTTCAAAGGTTTAATTACCGAAGAAAAGAATACTCATTTGGAGCACCTTTGACTAGAAGATGAGATTATTAATAATGGAACAAGTGGTGCAAAAACTTCAATTGAGTTTTTAAAGTCTATCAAAAAAATGCTTCAGGGAGGTAAGGGAGGTTCAAACGTTTCAGTTAAATGGGACGGCGCACCTGCTATATTCTGTGGTATTAATCCAGAGAATGATAGATTTTTTGTTGGAACAAAATCAATTTTTAATGCAACGCCTAAGATAAACTACACCGTGTCGGATATATCCAGAAATCACGGCGGCGCTTTAGCGGATAAACTTGCTGTTGCATTAAAATATTTACCTAAATTAGGTATCAACGGCGTAATACAAGGTGACTTATTGTTTACAGATGATGATAAGAAGATGGCTAATGTTAATGGAGAAAAGTCAATTGTATTTACACCAAACACAATAACTTATGCAGTACCAGTTGCTAGTACATCTATGTACGATAGAATACGAGCTGCAAAGATTGGTATAATTTTTCACACATCATATTCAGGTAAGACAATCAAAACTATGAAAGCAAGTTTTGGTGCAAGTGTGAGTGGATTAAGACAAAACAAAAACGTATTCTTTGATGACGCAAGATACAAACAGGCAGAAGATCCTGGTTTCACTAAAGGTGAAGAAAGTAAATTTGATGCCATCATAAACATGGCAGAAGGATCAGTTTACAAAGCAGGTGCTTTTATTGATCTAGTTAAAAGGGACAAAGGGCCTTTATCTTTAGGTGTTCAACTTAAAACATTTTTCAATACATACATAAGATCAGGAACAAAGATTGGTAATACAAAGGTATTGGCAAATAACTTTGAAGTGTATTTCATAGATAAATTAAAGAAAGAAATTGACTCTGTAAAAACAGATAAGGCAAAACAAAAATACAAAGAAATACTAGAAGTAGGTATGAAAATTTTAAGACCTAATAGACAAGGTTTATATTTTGCTATTGCTTCTTACATCACACTACAAACAGCTAAAAGTTTCTTGTTAAGTAAGTTAAATCAAATACAAAGTATAGGTTCTTTTATGAGAACTGGCAATGGATACAAAGTAACAAACCCAGAAGGATATGTTGCAATAAATAAAGGTGGTGCTGTTAAACTAGTAGATAGATTAGTTTTTAGTCAAGCAAATTTTAATGTTGCCAAGGACTGGATCCGAGGATAATTAATATGAATAAAGTATATTGCATAACAAATAAAATTAATAACAAGAAGTATGTTGGATTTACTTCTATGACTATACCTAAAAGAATGGGACAACATAGACACAAAGCAAAAAATGAGAAGAAGCAACCTATTCATTTAGCAATAAACAAATATGGTTGGGAAAATTTTGATATTGATATATTATATGAGGGTGAAGACGCTTTAGATAGAGAAGATAGTTATATAAAACAAATGGGAGATTACAATATTACTCCTGGCGGTTCAGCAAACCAAAAAGGTAGAACTTGGAAGTGGAGTGAAGAACAAAAATTAAATGTTAAAGGTAAAATAGGAAGAAAACCTGGTTGTACACCTTGGAATAAAGGATTAAAAACAGGACCATCTAATAGAGTTTATAAATTAAAGCCTGTTGAAGAATTAACATATAGTGGATTGTATATGAGAGATTATAACAAAGGAATTAAAAGAAGAAAGTAATATGAGTTTTATAGACAGCGAAGCAATGAAACTAACTGAACTATTAGTACCATGGATAGCAATATTATTTTCTATAATGATAGCATTTTGGTTAAAAGACTTTGCTCAAAACTTTATGGTCGGATTAAAGTTTCGTATGAATACTGCTTTTAACGAAGGAGATAAAGTTATACTAGATGGTAAAGACGCTCTGATAGTTAAGATAGGCATGAGAGATACAGTATTTGGTGTATTTTCTGATAAAGGATACACATGGAGATATGTACCTAATGTAAAGATACCTAATTTAAAATTAGAAAAGATTATACATAAAGAACTACATATTGACACAGAAGAAGAAAAGGCTGGGAAACTACAAAAGATGATAGATGATTTACAAGATAAAAGAATTAAAGAAAATCAAGACGCAATTAACAAATTAAAAAAATTAAAATGAAAACATTTAGACAGTTAAAAGAATCAATTATTGATATACCTAGAAGCACTTATGCTCCTGGTGTATTTGATAATGCTGACACAAAGGATCCAAAGATCAAGTCTAGTGTCAAAGTAATGATTGACAAACAGGTTGAAGACTTTGCAAAAGAGTATCCTGTTATCAAGATAGCTTTGATTGGTTCTATACTGACTAAAAAATATAGAAATGATGCTGATTTAGATATCAATGTTCTACTTGATGTACCAAAAGATAAACAAGAAGAAGAAAGATTAAGACTATCAAAACAGTTTTTATCTGTTAAGAATCCTGACAACATTCAAGGTAAATTAATACCAGGAACAAAACATCCTGTAAACTATTATCTGATTACAGATCAGAAAACATATGACGATCAAAACAAAAAGGCAGATGCCGTATTTGATATAACAAATAATAAATTTATTAAACGACCAGATGATTTTACTTTTGATATGAGTTTATATCTAAAAGACTTTGAAAGAAAAGTACAAGAGATAGATGTAATCAAAGGTGAATTGAAAAGAGATATCATAGACTATGATGAACTATCAGATTTAAAACCAAAAGATATTGAAAACTTACAAGACAAAGTTAATGGTAAGTTAAAAGAGATAGAAAAAGATTTACAAGATATTATAAACATAGGTGATACTGTTGACGCTGAGAGAAGAGCGGCGTTTGATACAGATATGACACCAGACCAAATAAGAACATATGGTATTAAGAATAGATTACCTAAAAATGTAATATACAAGATGTTAGAAAAATATCATTACCTAACATTCTATAAGAAATGTAAAAAGATTTTAGATGATGGTAAAGTGACGGATTCAGAAATAGATACATTAAAAACTGAACAAGCCCAAAGTAAAACTAGGGCTGTCAATGAGGCGTTAGATAAAAATACTAAACTGATATTTGCCTTTGGTAGGTTCAACCCTCCTACTACGGGACACGCTAAACTTATGAAAGAAGTGATTATACAAGCTAGAAAGAACAATGCTAATCACGTTGTTTATGCTAGCGCCTCACAAGACAAAAGAAGTAATCCATTAGATGTAAAAACTAAAGTCAAGTTTATGAAGAAGATGTTTCCTCAAAACAAAATTAAAGCAGCTGGCGGATCACAAAGAACTTTCATAGAGATATTAAAATTCTATGATAAGATGTACGGTGAAATCATTATGATTGCTGGTAGTGATAGAATAAATGAGTTTCAAAAACTATCTGATAAGTACAATGGTAAAGATTACAATTACAAATCAATCAAAGTAGTATCATCTGGCGAAAGAGATCCTGATGCTGAAGGTATTACAGGTATGTCTGCCTCTAAAATGAGAGAGATGGCAAACAATAATGATTATAGAAATTTCAAAAAAGGTGTTGTAGGTCTTTCTGATAGTGATACTAAAGCACTATTCAATGCTGTTAAGAAAGGTATGGGTGTAAATGAATCCTTTACTAACTTCTTAAACAATGATTTAAGAGAAGAATATCATCAAGAAAAAATATTCAATATAGGTGATATAGTTGAACATACAGATGGTTCAAAAGGTATGGTTGTTAGACGAGGTTCTAATTATATTTCATATGAAGAAGATAGTATTATTAAGAAAGCATGGTTATATGATGTTCAAATGTGTGAAGAACAACCTGAAAAGAAGACTAATATAATTGAAGAACTATCAAAAGAACATGAAGAATTAGACGAATCTTACGAGATAGGCACAGACTCATATGCTCAACATACCATGAAAATGACACCAGGCCAACCTATTCAAAACTTCAGAAAATACAGCGAAACTATTAAATTGAATGATATAGAAAAATTTAAAAATGAAGAAGAAACTATTGATAAATATAAGAAACGATACAAAGAACGGTACAAAGAAGAACTAGAAAAAGCCGTTGAACGTATGAAAAAGGAACTATAATGAAGTATGCAGATATGACAGAAGCGTTGAAACAAGTAAGAGAATCTACTTGTCCTAAGTGTGAAGGAGAGGGTTGTGAGTGTTCTGAACCTACTTTAGAAGAACAGAAGAATCAACTTGAAGAAGAAATAAAAATCCTATCAGATATAAAAGACACTATGATTCAAGAGAAAATACAACAAGGTTTTGCTGTTAGATTTTTTGATCCTTCTAACGGAAAAAGATTTGCAGCTGCATATCCAAATAAAAAAGACGCAGAAGATAAAGCTGCTCAACTAAAGAAAGATGGATTAAAAGACATTTCAATCACTCAACACACACTAAACTTCAAGGAAGAAAACAATGAAATCATTTAAAGATATTAACAAAAAAGAAACTGATTTAGAAGAAGCTTGTTGGGTCGGTTATAAAAAAGTAGGCATGAAGAAAAAAGGTGACCGAATGGTTCCTGATTGTGTCAAAGAAGAAGTTGTCAACGAAGTATATGGAAAAGATTGGACATACAATGAAAGTGTTGCTGATTTTTACAAAGGTAAACTTTCTGACACACAACTTATAAATTTAAAAAATCTTTGGAAGAATAAAAGAGCTTCAGATATAACTCCAAGTGTTAAGAGTTATGTTCAAGGTCTTGACCAATTCACTAAGATGGATATCAAGAAGGCAAACATTAAACATCTTTCTAATCTAATTGATAGTGTACAAAAAGAAGAAGTTGATTTTATAACTCCTCTACAAGATCAGATAGAAATTATTGAAATGAATTCAGTTGTGAGAAAAACTGACCTGAAAGAATTTAGTTCAGATCAAATCGAAAGACTTGCAAAAGCATATAGTATGATGAAAGATAGAACTATATCAGTTGACAATGCAAAAAAATTAGTTAAAATGATGGACGGCGTTCCTGTTAATTCACTAAACGCTTTAAGAAAGAAAAGAATACCTTTCTTATCTGGTCTAGCTATGACTAGAATGATAAAATTAAAAATGCCTATTACAGAAACATATACTGTACAGATTACTAAAAAAGATGGTAGTAAAATGAGTCTAGGTAGATACAATACATCTGCTGAGGCACAAAGATATGTTGATCAATATGGTGCAGGTGCTAAGATAGTTAAA